ACAATAGCATTATCTCTGTTATCTCTTATTTGAGTATCAAATCTTATATTTTGTGTTGCATATATACTACCACTAACTTGCAATGGTGTCGATGGTGTAGTCGTTCCTATCCCCAACCTATTATTAGTCGCATCCCAAAACAAGTTATTACTCCCCGTCTGCGTATTCGTACCACTCCAATATGCAACCTGCCCACTCGCTCCTGTGCCTGTGATAGGGTTGGTGAGAGCGTTCTGCTTGTTGTTAAAGGTAGTCCAGTCCGTGCTTGATAGCAAACCCGTTGCACTACCACTCGCTGTGGCTATCTCAAAATTCAAATTCCCACTTGAGGTCACGGGTGAGCCTGTGATGGTTATCCCACTCGTTGCACTTGTTAGTCCTACACTTGAAACAGTACCACTACCATTAGTCGTAGGCTTCCAAATGCTCAACGCACTATCATACGCAAGGACTTGACCATTTGTTGCGCCTGTGGTGTCAACATCATGCAATTCACCCAGTTCCCAGCCGTTCATTACCTTTACGTACAATTTGCCATTGTTCTGGTGTGCATACTCAACGTATCCTATTACAATGATGTGCTGAGGTGCAATAGGCTTAACGTTAGTCAATGCACCTGCGGTTGTAGGAGAGAGATAAATAACATCACCATCAGCCCACGTCTCGCTTTGCAAAGAACCTGTGGTATTAATACCCTCAAGCTGCCCCACAGTCATGATAAAACCCTCTTGGTTGGTTGCTATGGTCTCCGTAACGAGTCCTATTGTATCCGCACTATTGTTGTCATTGTTCGCTTGAGCAAGAGCCACCGCTAATCTTTGACCCTGAGCACCACTAACCCTAACGGCTTGATAAGCAGCCTTTGTCAAAGTTTGATTAGGGCTAACCTTATTAACTACCCTTGCCACCAAGTCAACGCCATTTTTTAAAATAACGCTACCGCCTTTTAAGGTTGTCTCGCTACTTCCGATGGTATCATTCCACCTTGTTGTACCTACGGCAGCTGTGCCTGTGGGAGATACATCTAAAGTAAGCTGCCCTGCCTTTATCTCGTACTCTCCAAGGTCTACGTTACCTGTAGCACCAATATAAGGCACTCCTACTGTGTCAGTTGCCCAATATGTATCGTAATCTGTATTGCTTTGCTTCTTTAATACTTGACCCGTTAACCCACCATCAGGTACTCCAGGACCAGGTCCATTTGTAACATTAACATCTATAACAGATGTAGTAGCATTAACATCAACTGTCTGGCTTGTTACATTGATATCAATTGTAGAACCCGATGCATTTACTTCAATAATTTGCTCAGTTGCATTAACCTCAATGCTCATGCTTTATGGTTTTGTTACATCATCATAAACAATAAAATCACCCTCAAGATATGTCTTCACTACCCCACCTGTAAAAGTAACCTGCAAGTCCCACTTGTAATTACCTTTATCTATATTTATCAATTTGCTGACAGATATTTGATTATTCCCTGCACCTGTAATGGTTATACCTGAGCCGTTAGTCAATGTAAGTGTAGCAGTTGTTTCACATCCTTTAACGATATGTATATACACAGTTGCAGTAGCTAATGAAATAGGACTGCTATTTGTAGTAAGGGCAAACACCTCTACCCATGTGTCGTTCCTCCACATTTTTATATCAAACTTAGCAGGTCTAAAATCGCTTCCCATTTCTTTTTCTTTAAATAGTTATTTATGAATAAATGTAATCTGTAGGCACTTCGCACCTATTGTAAATATATGGAAGGTCTAAAGTTATATCCGTTTGCCATCCTGCTAACAGGTCAGGTGTATTCTCAGTAAATGCATTCAATGAAACGCTTTCCTGTAATGTAAAATCAAAATCATTGTAATCCAATTGAGCAATAATATCCTGTGCCGTCAGTAATTGGTCAGATAGAACATCATTGTAATTAGTTTCCTCAGGCAGCATTCTGTCCATGAAGAAAAAACTAAATGTTAAAGACAATACTTTACCAGAAAGGGAAGCATTTGATAAATCAAATAAAAGTACAGGATATTGTACGTCTGAGCCTTTAGATAATAAATCAAAGGCACTTCCGTAGAATACCGTTTTGATTTGCTGATGAGCATTCCCTATATCCTCTATTTTTTTTATCACTTGGTTTAATGTCATTGCCTTGTTTTTGTTTCTCTAAAAATACCCTTAGCTTTTCCTGATTCTTTTTGGAATAGGTTTTATTTGCCATTGCAGCATCTGTTTATGTTACCTTGATACTTCTCCTCAAAGGTTAAATATTTTCCATCACACCAATCATCACCGAGCCATATGGTTGTAGTGTATCCTTCATTATCAGGAACAATAGTATCTACCCCAGTGCCAGGATTGCTATACTCACTGAATTTGCTTTGACTATTCTGTTGCTTCAGCCATTTTATCAGCCTCTGCTTATAGAACTCAGCCCTTGCAGAATATCTATTTGCAACATCTGTAAGTTCAGATGCTGATGGTTCTGTCTGCCCATCTCCGCTTTTCCTTACTACCCCTTTATTGTAGTACTGATAAGACAAAGCCATTGGCAGTTCACTCATTACATAGTAAACAAGGCAAGGGGTTATATAAGTATTGAGCAAAGTTTCCTCATCACAATTCAAATCACCGCACTCAATACCATCCTGCAATCTTTCATACAAAGCAGTACCCAAAGCAGGAAGGATATAAGCATCCTGAGCATATAAGATGTCAGGGAATACAAGTTTCGGGTCTACATTGAAATGCAATCCTGTCCTGTCCTTTATTGTGTCTACTGAGATGAATAATACGTTTCTGCTCATTTCTTTTTCTTTTTAACTACTGTAACCTGTTCCCATCTATGTCTGCATGATGCTGAACCGCCCCACCATCCACCGCCTCTGTCAAATACACTATATCCAAGCATCATACTTAACTTCTCTATTGAATCCCTTGTCCATGTTCTTTGCTCCCTCATCAGCCTTCTGCAAAAAGTACGGGAAGGATGGTCTGGAGTATCTCTCTCATCAACAGGAACGATAGGCTTCCAATCATAAACGTACTTAACCTCAAAAGTGGTAATTTCCATATCATCCACCAACTTATTCAGAGGCTTAGTCAGTTTCCTTGTCTGCTTCTGTGTATCGTAAACAACCGCACCTTTCTCAATCAGATAAGATACCCTGCTCTGCACAAACTCTCTGCTCTTGCTTACCGCCTTAGCCATCTCATCAATACTGATAAGTGGGTTATCATCAATCAATTTTAGCAGTTGTTTATCCTTTGTTTTATCAATCAAATCTTCTTCAGCAAAAGCCTGTGCCTGACTAAATACTCCCTTCCTGCTCAATACTTCATAATCTTCTAAAGGCTCACCATAGGCAGAAAATAGACCGATAACCTCGTCTTCGGTCAATGACTTATTGAAAGAATAATCTTCAGTAGCAGGGTCTTCATCTATGCCGAGCATAACATTCACATCGTTATCATTCAACCCTAAACCAGATTTCAGCATGGTAGAAGCCATTTCCTTTGTCAGCTTACCTTTGCTAAATTCTCTGATAATTCTTTGCAGATGCTGATACTGCCTACCTGTTAAATTCTTTAGATTCTCATTTACTTGAGCCTGTTCAGCAGCAGGAGTAGTTGCAGGAGTAACCTCTGGCTGATATTGGCTAATATCTATTCCTGCCTTCTCAAGAAGCCACTCTTTAGGTGCAATCTGTAGCAATGCAGCCTCACTAAGTTCGAAACCTATCGGTTCAACAGGCTTTATGTACATCAAAGTTTTGCTGCCTTTAATTATAGCCAATTGGTTAAATATAGATTCAAGGAACTGCTGTTTATCGTTCGAGTATGTGCTTTTGAATATTTCATAAGCATCCCTCATCTCTGTTCTGCTTCCTAACTTGCCAGGTTCTGCAATACCGAAAAGGCTTGGAGCAGTAATCTGATGCCCAGAGAAAAGATTTTGCTGAATAATGGCATCAACTCTGCTGAAGTCCTCTTTTGTTATATCTGAAGCACCTAAGTCCTCAATGATAGGCTTCCTTGCAGGGTCATTAGTAAAAGAAAGAATAAACTTCTTTCCATCACTACCGCTAAACCTATCCGTAAATCTTCTTTCAATATTCCGCTTCTCATCAGGAGAAGGCTCACCATTCGGCAAGGTAATTAACTTTGAAGCAGAGAATCCTGTTTGAGCATTACCTAAAACGTGACGGCTTACCTCAATATCAGATTCAATGTAATTCAATGCACCCATATAACCTGGAAGGGCATAGGTATCAAGTCCAGGTCTGTACTCTTTTATGTACAAAATCTGCTTACCTTCCCTAAATTCAGTATTGAAAGCATTCAAGATAATAGGCTCATACTTCCTATCATTCCAGTCCTTCTTATACCAGAACTGAGTATTATCAGTATTGCTCCTGATTTTAGTATAGTCAATATGGCTAACAGATGCAATATTACCACCTGCAACAGACCAAATAATTTCAAGATAAGCACCTCCGAAAATCTCAATATCAATGCTCACCTTCCTCGTTAGGTCATTAAGATTCTCATATTCATTAGGTGCTTTGATAAAAGATTCAGCAACAGGGTCAGCCTCTTTAGTTGCCCATCCATTACCTATAATGTAGTTAACCTTGCCTTTTACTATGCTGTTATGCTTTGCACTTTTATTGTACAGAGCCAAAAGATAATTAGGGTAGTCATTGCGTTCACCAAACTCAATGTATCCACCTTTAGCACCTTTCTTTTCCCTATACTCAGGCTGCCTTGCTTCTTGGAAGTTTAATATAAGTAAATCGTTCATCATCTTGTTATGTATGTATTATCAACCGAATGCTGTACATAGCTAAAAGTTTCGGCATCATTTAATCTCATTATCCCTTCCTCAAGCAATCCTGTAGCCTCTGTATAGTCCTTATTGTATGCACTTGCTTGTTCATAGATATAGTAAAGCCATTCCCCTGCATCTGCCCATCCAAAGTATTTATCTACATCAATGCTAAACTTATTAAACCTATCCTTATAAAGGCTTACATCAGTAGCATTTAACAGCACAAAGGTAATTTCTATTCTCGTTTCGCGATTTACGAAACGAAAAAGATAGTTAGGAGTAGTTAATGTTTGCTTCTCCGTTAATGTTAAATAGATAAATTCTGTTGTATCTTTTGTCAGATGTATCATTAAACCTAAATAGAAGATTCACAACTTTTTGCAGGAAAAGAAAAAGCCACCCCGAAGGATGGCTCATTTCTAACCTATTCAAAACCCCAAAGCCTAAGATGTTAGACCTGCAATAATACCGCTGTTTACCTCAGGAGCAAGAGCAGGTTCACCGCCTGTGAAGGTCAATGTATAACCGCTTCTGTCACCCTGTGCAGTACCTGTAGCAGCATTACCTGCTGTCAGGTCAAGTCCATTAATTTTGCCCAAGAGCCAGTATTTACTATTGCTATCTTGAACTACAGCCATCAGGTTATTCTGAGCCAAAAGAAGGATTTCATTCCTTGTATTGGCTTGAAGTTTATTGAGAATGATGGTCAACTCAGGAGCATAAAATACAGTTCCGTTTTCTACGGAAGCAGTGATATTTTCAGTCAGGCTACCTGTATTCTTTACCAATTGGTATTTATAGAACACTTTACCTGCTGCTTTGGTTATTGCTGAAACAACACCTGATGCCTCAGTTACGGCAGTGACGTTATCAAAAGCAATAAACCAAACGGCTTTAATACCACCTAAACTGTCTTTACAGTCCAAAGTATAACCCTGTGTAAGAGCACAAGCCATTTTGTTAAATTTTATTTAGTTATAGAAAGATGGGAGATTTTACTCTCCCACCCTTATTTGTTAATCTTAGACGAAGAATTTCACAATCTCGTCAGGGAAGGCGAAGTTAACGCCCATCTTAAACTCAGATACAAAGCGAACTTGGTCAGCCTCTTTTGCGTAGAAGATTTCAAATCTTTCTTCTTCGTTCAAAAGGTCAGTACCGATAAAGAAGTTGCTGATTCTTGCAGCTACAATCTTACCGCTACCATTCAAACCTTGAACAGCAATTACTTTCACATTTGTACCTGGAAGGTAGAACTCACCATTAGCCTTACCATCATACTGATAATGGTAAAGGTTAGAGGTTTTCAACTTAACAGTGTAAGTTCTGAAAACATCCATACCGCAGAAGATAGCCATGTCATCCTTATCTACAACTTGGGCAGGGATAGCTTTGTAGATATCATCAAAAATAGATACTACGTTAGCATCAGTGATTGAAGTTTCTACAGAACCATGATAGGTTACAGAGTTTGCGTTTACAACTGAACCACCTGCAGCAGTAATCAAAGTAGTGATACCTTGAAACTTATTGAGGTTTACATCTACTGAAGCAGTAGAACCTTGCCACAAAGTTTTCTCAAGTTGCTCTGCAATCTTCTCAGCTTTACGCTTAGAATACTCTTCAGAGTAAACCATGCTATCATAACCAGAACCTGCAGGGAGAGCCTTTTGCAAATACTTGCTCTCAAGGTCTTTCAAGCAGAGTGCTTCGTTAACCTTGATTTTGCCTACAGTTACAGTCCTTTGAGTGAAAGAAGTTGTACCTGAAGCAGTAAAGCCACAAGAAGAACCATCTTGGAAGATAGCGTCTGTGTCCATAATGTTGATGGTTTCGGCAGATTTTACTCCTACCATTACATTGCCTTTATCCTTAATCAAGGAGGCAGTCTTGCTACCCAGTACAGATGAAGCTACAAGCAGTGCTTCGTTTTCTTTGGTATAGGCAGCCAATGTTCCTACTGAAAATGCCATTGTATTTGTTTTTTATTGTTTGAAAAAATATTTACTTAATTGATTTAGCAAACTGTAAAAACCTTTCAAGTTTTACATCTTTGCTTTCTACATGAACGTTAAACTTGTCCTTAGGTTGCTCAGTTACAGAAGCAGATGGGGTATTTATTAACTGAATCAAGATGTCTGACACATCGCTGATACCTTTGCTGAACCTTGCTTCTTGCTGTGCAAGTTTAGCATCATAAGCCATTTTGATTTCATCAAGTTGCTTCTGCATTTCCTCAATCTTCTTCTTCATCATTTCTTCAGCAGAAGGTTCAGCAGGTGCTTCAGGCATTACTTCTTCCTCAACTTTATCTGCTTCAGGCAGTTCAAGTTCAAGGATAACACCTGCTTCATCTACTACGATTTTAGTGCCATCAGCCAATTGATGCTCACCTGCAGGAGCAGGAGATTGTTGACCTGCTTCGTCAACGAGAGAAACTTTACCGCCAAGAGCAAGATTATCAATCAGAACTTTCTGACCAGATACCAAAACATACTCTTTAACGGATTCAATAGGTTCGGCAGATTCCTCTGCCATTTGTGCCGCAGGTGCTTCTGCAACAGGTAGCATACCTTGTTGAGAGAACATCTGCTGAATCTTTTGTATAGCTTCCAATGGAGTCATAAAACGATTTTAGCCATAAGTAGATAACTATTTGACAATAGGCAAAATAGAAAAGGCTCAGGGATTACCTAAGCCTTCTTTATATTTATCACTTGTATGGGTTAGCTTACCTGCTCTAAGATTTTAACAATCTCTTGCCACATGGCTTCATACTTTTTATCTCCTGTCTTTCGGTAGTTAAATACCCCTTCTACTGAGAAGCCTTTTACTTTATTTTCTTTTATCAATCCCCATACCTCATCATTCTCTACTTTGAATGAACCGAACCATGAACCATCAGGAACATCCTCAAAACCTACCATTGCTTTGATTCCTCTTTTACTATCGGTAATCCATGACTCAAACATAGTTAATCCATTAACAATGTTTCCGCTGTCATGCATCAAATTAACATTCTGCTGATAACCTTTACGGAAGAACTTCTGTGCAATCTGCTTTATGGTATCTTTACTGAATTGTACGTAATACTCCCCGTTTTGGTCATTCCTGTAAATCGGAGTATCTGCTAACATCAGTGGTCCAGATATAACTCTTTCTTCCTCATCCTGTATAGCGAATGATTGTCTTTCAATCTGCCTAAGTTTACGTTCTGCCCAATCAATCATTGCATCTCCACCCCATGCATCCCACATGAGACCGCCACAGCCTTCGCTGTATGGCACATCTTTATTCTGCTGATGCCTACGGAATCCGCTAATTCTTGCAATTGTATCTCTTGTAAGGTTTTCCCTATTTGCTATCTGATTCGCCCTTATTTTACCTGTAGCCTCCCCACAATCACCCCATCCGTTTTCATCTGCCCATTTCAATGCTCTTTTAGCATTATTTACCGCTGCTTCAGGATAATCATTATAGCTATCTTCAGCAAAGGCAAGGAACTGCCGCTCTATAGCAGGTCTATCTACCAATGCTACAAAGTCAACTTCTACATCAGAATCATCTTCATTAGTTATCTCTAAATTGAAAATAGGTAATTTCTTTTCCATATTGTTAAAATTATCCGAGCCTTGCTGCCCTGTTTATTCTTGTTATTTTTTCCTGTGAATTTGTAATATCGCTTTCTACTACATATGCCCTTGAGGTAGCTGAACCCAATTGATTTATAGATTGCTGATTTAATTGTGTCAATTGTGCCTGAGGTGCAGCAGGTGCAATAGGAGCAATATTAGGTGCAGGTACATTCGCAGAACCGCCTACACTTGAAGCACCTTTTTTAAATTTAGCAATTGTCGCAGCAGTTATTGTTGCAATGCCGATACCTGCCCTGATTTTAGCAGCAGTAACCTGTGCAGCTGTAATTGGTATTCCAGCAGGTCCAAACGAAGCATTTGCAGCAGCAATTCCTGCAATTTCTCTCTGTGTATCTACAATGATTTTACCAATTGCTAATGCTTTATCAGCTACAAATAATGCGTTAGCTATTTTTTCATTCTCTGCTACAAGTCCTGCTAATAATTGTAAACCTCCACTAACTGCTGCAAATTTTGCTTCTTGCAGTTCTCTTGTTGATTTTAACTCTGCATCATCTAATGCCTTTTGGTCCTGTAAGGCTTTTAATTTAATTTTATTTTGCCTTTCATAGTTTTCATTATCTCTTTGTGCTTCCTCATCTGCTATCCTTTGTATCTCTGCAGCATCTGCTTCATCTTGCTTTATTTGTGCTTCAATTGCTGCTTGTTTTCTCTGTTCATTAATTCTATCTTCTTGGGCATTAAAATCTAAAAGAATCTGTCTCAGCCTATCTCTATGCTCCTGTTCTTTCTTTTCTTTATCTAATCTTGCCTGTTCATCTTTTTTAGCACGTTCTTCTGCTATTTGATTTAATCTTCTTTGTTCACCTGCATCAAGAACAGCCTTTTCATTAATTAACTCTCTTTGTCTTTTTAGTTCATCATCAGTTAATTTCTCTTCACTTTTGCTTTTAGCTGTCAAATATTTTAGTTCTTCATCAGCTAATTTTTTACTTTCCTGATAAATTTCTTTTTCTTTTCCACCTTGAGCCTGAAGTATCTTAATTCTATTTTGTATTGCTTCTGAATTAGCATCTGTGCTTTTTTTCAATGCTTCAAGCTGTCTATTTGCTTCAGATGTAATTCCTACAAAATCAGTTACTTTTTGAACAAGACCTCCAATGAATTTACCTATTGTTTCAAGACCTGGAATAAGCCTTGTAACTGCTTTCTTTATTTCATCAAAGTTTGCAACAATCAATCCAAGTGCTACAACAAAAACACCTATACCAGTTGATGTGATACCTGCTTTAATTGAATTAAATGCTGTCTTTGCTGATTTACCTAAACTTGAAAAAGTATTAGTAATTGCACCTCTAAACTCAGCAAGGTTCTGAACGGCATCTGCAATAGCTAAAGCACTTTGTATTTTTGCAAGTTGTTTAATTGTATCTTCACCTGCAAGACCTGTTAATTCTAAAGCACCTTGAACACCGCCATAGGCAGCCGATAAAGCAGATACAGTTTTAGCAGCATCATCAATTAAACGATTCTGTTGTTCAATTTTATCATTAGTTACCTCTTGAAGTTTCTGAAGTTTCTTTTGAGCAGCAACAGCCTGTTCACTTGAATCACCATACTGCTTTTTGAGTTTATCAACTTCAGCAGTAGTTTGCTCAATCTCTTTTCTTAATTGTCCGATTGATTTCCCTGCGGAACTACCATCTACTTCTATCTTAACACCTACTATTTCTTCTGCCATCTTATGCGTATGTTAATTCAATCACTTTTAAAAATTCAACTTTAGTAGTATCATAGTTTATAGGGTTGTAATCCATGACCTTATTGATTCTCCAAAGGCTGCCATTGATATATATCAGTTTGCTGAAATCTAAGCCAAAGATGTCAGATTCTTTTAACAGAACGTTACAGGTAAGCAGTTTGCTATCTTTATCAGTAATCTCCGCAACATTCTCAGACCAGTAGCCATTATAAAGGTTAGCTGAAGGATAAGCAGTTGCAAGTACGAAGAACAATTCTTTAGGTGCTCCGAAATTAATGTCCGCAGTCGGGCTATCTGGGTCATCCAAATGTCCTGCATATCCGTAATCTGTTTTAGTTGTTAAAGTAGTTGCTCCGTTTTTTATTGCATAAGAAGTTACCCCTGTTAATTTCTTAGCCTGTAAAATACGGATTGTATGCTCTGTCTTATCTTCTACATTATTTGAAACAGTAGAGGTTTGATTTGATATCTTTAAAATAGTGCTATAAACTTTATCCTGTCCTGTGTAGCCTACCAATGGAGTAGATGCGAATATCAATTCAGCTGTCTGTTTGTCGTTCGCGAACTCAAAACCAGTATCTTCTATAAAGTCACCATAGGCTTGGGCATACTTTTTAAAATACTGCTCATTGTAGTAATCTACGTCTGACTTGTATTTAAATTCGAAGTACCTACCATTCAATTCAGACATCGGTTTCAGCCTTATTACTTTACTATGGTCTACCTTGTATGTCCAATCTAATTTTGTTCCTGCTGTATCATAGTAGTCAATGTAAGGCTCAATGTTCAGATGCTTAGTTTTATCCTTATCCTCTGTAACATAGAGATTGAACATTTTAACAATTGAAGCGAAAAAGTCCCTCTGGAATATACCCTTTGGGATACAATTGTTAATGATGATAGGCTCATTATACCCGACAGGGACTTGACCGATAGATGAACTGACGACATATAAAGCACCCTCATCAATATCGTAGGTATTAGCTGCTGATGTTATATAAGCATTGATTGTATCATTTGTATTCAATGTAGTGGTATAACTAAAATCTACGTAGAAGCCTTGAGGCTCAAAATAGTTAGTAAATACCTGTGATTGAACATCTGAACCATTAACCTGCAAAGAAACTGTTATATCTGTCGTAGGTGCAGGGTCAGGAAAGATATCTGTAAAAGTACCATCAAGCCTTAGGTGAATAGTACAAGCCAAAGAAGATGCGCCATTATATCTATAAGCATTGCCTACTAAAGTAAAGTTACCTGCTGTTGTAACTGTAAAGTCAGGATAGTTATCAGTTGTATAACTTGCAACATTAGCTGTAGCATAGAAGGCATTGCTACTATCGGTTGTTAAAGTGGTAGCATTTGAAGGTATTATCAGCCTCTTGAATAGGTTGCTGCTAAAAAAAGTGGAAGTATAGGTATATCCTGACCCTGTAATTATTTTGTCCATGTATTGCTTTACATAGAGTGCAGGTTTAAAGGCTTTGAAATCCCAATCCGCTTTATTTGTACTCACCTGCCCGTAATCAATCAAAGGATAATATACCCCTCCACCTGATACGTTATTCCATGAATCAGCAATGGTTAGTTCATTCCAATTCTGATTAGCAATACCGAAATCAATATCTTCTATTTTGCTATTGCCTAAAGCCGAAATAAAGCCACCTAATTCACCGAAGACGGCACATTCGTACTCTATCTTATCGCCATCAATGATGACCTCCAAAAGCCTGAGAACCCCTTTAAATATTTGTATCTTGTCTACATAGATATAACATGATGCTGACTTGGCAGCATTGTAGTTGTAACCCACATTCGGTTGTCCCTGATTGTAAGCATTGGCAGAGCCGAACTTGAATATATGACCGAATAGCTTATTGTTAGTATCATTGCCAGGTATTACTATTGTTTTGGAAAAAGAGGTATTACGGGAAGCGAAGTCCTTGATGTCATCAATCGCATAAGTGAACTCAGTAGATATATCTTTTGATAAATCAAGCCTTTCATCCTCTATGTATATTTCAGTTCTTATCATCTGAATTGGCTATTGATTTTTTGATTTACCTCACCTTCTAATTCAAGGTTAAACATTTTATCAGATACTCTGAGCCTCTGCTGCCATTGGCTTGTCGTAATGTTAAATGGATAATAGTAACCGCCCTGCTCCATGTAAACCTCAGGAGAAGCAAGTAATTCCTTTATCCAATTGTAATTTGTCTGATTAATGTAGTCAGATGTCAGCCTATATGTTACGGATTGGTCTACTGCAAAATTAACAATACCCGCATTGATACGCTTATATGCGTCATAGGTTCGCATTGAGGTGCTACCAGAATCATACTGCCAGTTCATCTGCTGATAGCTTTTCTTTTCCATTGCCCTGCTTTCCTTATTAACCAGACGGAAAGTAAAAGTATCATAGCCACCTAATTGATTGAGGAAATGCAATGATATAGGTGTAAATCTTGGATTGCAGTTTAGCTTAACCTTTATTTCATCGGATGAAGTAGAGGAATAATTTAACTTCACCCCATATGCATAATCAGATGAAGAAAGAAAGGATGAGCCTAAATAGGTATTAATGGCAGCAGGTGAAATATCAAGCAAACCAAAGCTGCTAATCGTTTCAGATGAACCTGTAGAAGGACTGCCTGAGGTAGCACCCGATTCAGAATACTTTTGTATGGTAGCTGTCATGGATGTAGTAGTACCTGATGCATTCATCCAACCTATATACATTTTTTCAGAAAAGGCACAATCAATGTTTGATAAATCCCTATTGCTAATCCACTTGGTTACATAATTGCTAAAGTATGAAGTTGATGGATTACGGAATGGAGGATTGTAAAAGTTAAAGGCTCTGTAAGTTGCTGTTGTTAAATTTGTATAGGTAGTTCCCCCGTATTCTTCCCCGTACTTTATTTCATAGTTAACGTAGATATCATCCCCATCATAGCTGAAAAGGGTTTGTGTACTATTCGGTTTGAAATAAGAGGACAGATAATTACGTACAATATTCCCTGCATTGAAATAGCCTTTTGATGATGTCGGGTCTGGATATTGTTTTACCCTTGCTACCTGTACTGAATTTATATAGACATCAAAAACGAACTTAAAGTTGCTTTGAGCCACATTTGTGGATGTTACCACGAACCACAAGTCATCATGTGCTGATG